GATATGTATGACGATGCCATTGACGCGCACTTGGCCAGTGTTATTGATATCCGTAAAATGACTACTACAAACCACCGCTTTTACGTGGTCGATAAAAAGTCAGGTGAACAGCTCGAAGAGCAAACTCAACTCCTGGACAAAAAGTGGTTTTTCGACTTCATGGACTATGCTCTGGATGCCATCTTTAAAAAATACACGCTCATTCAAATCTTAAAAGGGTTGGAAGAGCCTCAAATATCTTTTATCCCAAGGCGCAATGTATGTCCGCAATTCAAAAGGGTATATGTTGAAGTCTCTGGCGACTCAGCTATTGATTACAGTGCTGAAACCGATGTAATTGAAATCAATCACCATTCATCTTTTGGAATCCTAAACGATGTAATACCCAACTATATTTGGAAGAAAAACGCCATGCAGGCATGGGCTGAGTTTGGCGAAAAGTTTGGTATGCCGCTGATCAGTGCCACAACTCCAAATGTAAAAGATGTTCCACGCATTGAGGCAATGCTCAAAAAGATAGGTGAAGCCGCTCAGGCAGTTTTGCCCAATGGTACCACAATTCAGGTTCACGACTTAGCCAATGCCGGAAATACGAAAGCAGTCTATGAGTCTCAGGGAAACTTCCACGACCTTCAGATATCCAAAAGAATTCTTGGAGGCACAATGGTCAGTGATAATGGGGCCTCTCGGAGTCAATCCGAAGTGCACGAACGCACCCTCGATGATAAGATATCCGTTGCCGATCAGCGTTTCTTTCGGTTTGTAGTCAACGATCAGTTGTTCCCGATACTTCAGTCTTTAGGCTTTCCGTTCGACAATACCAGGATGAAATTTCAGTTCGACGAAACCGAATCGTTAAGCCTTACCGAACACTGGAAGATTGTCAGCGAAGCCTCCGAAAAGTTTGAGTTCGATGATAAGGGTGTAGAATGGATTGCCAAAACTTTCAATCTGCCCATCATCGGCATCAAAGCCATTGCGCCAGTCGATAAAAATAAGACAAACGCAAACGCATCTTTTAATGCCGCCACATCCATGAGGGCAATGGCTGTGGCGTGCAATATCTCTTTGCCCGAATATCCGGTGATGAATCATCCAGTTGCGGCAGGCTCCAATAAATCATTGATGGATCAATTGTCAGGGTTTGATGTTCAGATCGCTAAATATCTGTACAACGACAACATCACCGAAGCCGAAAGAGAGCGATTGTTAAAAGGAAAACGGATCGCGGAGGAATTGCGGTCCGGATTGTTCAGCGGCTGGGGTGACCGGCGTACCGAAGTTGCGTGGAACGCTCCTAATCACCGCGCACTGGCCATGATGGAGATGAACCTTTTTCACTTCAGCGAAGCCAAAGGAAGGGCTGAAGTACTGCTGTTAAACCGGTTGTTAATCGACAAAGAAAAGAATGAAATCCGGTCAGAGAGCGACTTTATTAACCAGGCAAAGAAGATCAATTCAGCATTCAACGAAACTTACCTGGCAACTGAGCGCGACTTTTCGATCGCAACCGGACAGAACTCAGCCAGGTACCTGGAGTTCATGTCTGAAAAAAATCAGATCGGGCATTGGGAGTATCAGACCGTGGGTGATGATCATGTGCGAGATGAACACGCAACGCTCGACGGACGCGTATTCTCGCTTGATGATGTTGCAGCCCGTAGGCTCATTCCACCAAATGGCTACAAATGCAGGTGCGAAGGAATTCAGTCGGTAGGCAAACCAGGAGATAAACTGATGAGTGGTAAAGATGCACTTCCTATTGCATTTCCAACAACAAAGCAAATGGAGCTATTCGGGATTAACAGGGCAGACAAGGGGGTTGTATTTCGTGAGAATCAGATGTACCTGGGCACACTCAAGGATGCAGATGGTAAGAAGTCGGTAGGCAAGAATATTAATGACTACTCGTTTGCAAACTATGGATTAACGAAGTTGAAGGATTTGCGAGATAGTTTAAAATCGCTGAAGCTGGATGCGACTATTACTCCGGGCAATGTTGGTGAGTTATTTAAAGAGAACGCCGGTAAAGGACTGATGGGCTTTGAGGACTATTTGAAGCGGAAGCTTGTATTGAAAAAGGAAACATTCAACTCCCATACAGTTGGTAAACATGTACAGGAATCAGAGAACAGACATCAATTGTTTGCACACTTAACTGACATTCTAAATGATCCGGATGAAGTGTACATGCGAAATTACAAAACTGGAAAGGAGCAAATTAGATATTTGAAGTTCTATATAGACAATGTTGTAATCATCGATACCGAAATTACAGATGATGGACTTGAAATAACGACATGGTACAATTTAAGGGATAAGGAGGAGAAAGTAAGGAGTGGATTATTGATGAAATAAAAAACGTTCAAAAGCGCAAACGAAGTCCTGTAAAGGATACTGCTTATCTCGCGGTGGTTGCTGACGCATTAACCTCCACTCCAACTCTCAAACGTTTTCAATACAAATATACAACAATTATAATTCAAATAATATGGCCAACGGAGTATCGAAATTACAACTGCTGATCGACCTTCGCAATAGATTGGGTGCAGGGCTTAACTCAGCCAGGCAACAGGTCGAACGTGCAACGGGAGGGATGCAACGCAGGTTGGATGCATTTTCAAATAGTAACTCCAGACTTTTTAGTGCAATTGAAGATCGTGTGCCGGGAGTTAGTGGAGCATTGGGAATGCTTGCTAATCCTTACGTATTAATCACTGCTGCCGTTTTAGCAGCTGGCATGGCAATGGTGAAATTTACGGGCATGGCCAATGATTGGAGGGTAGGGTTGGCAGAGGTCAATGTTACAGCCGGGATGACTCAGACAGAACTTGACGGGCTTTCTACAAAGCTCTTGGAGATCGGTGGGCGAAATGTCGCGCCATTGGAGGAGGTTCCCAAAGCATTTAACCGGATCATTTCTGCCGGACTTGACGTTAACACATCACTCCAGGCACTTGAGCCAACGCTTCGGGCTGCTAAGGCTGGGTTTGCGGACGTAGAAACAACAGCGATGGCTGCCGTTTCGGTTATGAATTCATCCGGGCGTGGAGTCAATGAGGTATATGATGTTCTTTTTCAGACTGTCAAAGATGGTAATGCGAAGTTCAAAGATATTGCGCAGTATCTTCCCAAAATCATACCAGTCGCACGCAATGTAGGTTTCGCTCTTGATGAAACAGCAGGAGCGTACGCTTCACTTACAACTAAATTAAGTGCCGAGGCATCATCAACGGCGCTTGAGGGAATCATGCGATCTTTTTCTGACAAAGATAGGGTGAAGGCATTTAAGGGAATTGGAGTCAACATCTTTGATAAAAAAGGAATGTCAAGAAGCCTTATTGACATCATGTCTGATTTAGAAAAAGAGATGTCCGGACTTACAGACAAACAGCGAATGCTTAAATTTGGGAAACTCGGACTTGATCAGGCGGCAGTACTCGGATTATCAACCTTAATTCAGGATATGCCAAACCTAAAAAGCAGTATAGACGCTACAGTAAACTCACAAGGCGCACTAAACAAAGCATATGCAGACGCAGCAACCCCGTTTGATGATTTTAAGCAAGTCTTAAACCTGATAAAAATAGAGGCAATTGGTATTGGCGCAGCCATATTACCGGTTCTTTCTGCAATCGGTAAAGGCGTATTATTTTTAGTTCAAAATTTAGACATTATCGGTGGTGTATTAGGTGGTTTAGCTATCGCTTGGTCGATTATGAATGCTAAATTACTGTTATATGCAGCCATTAATGGAATTCTGGCGGTAAAAACAGGCATTGCAACGGCAGCACAATGGGCATTTAATATAGCTGCAAGTGCAAATCCTATCGGGTTAATCGTATTAGCTATAGGCGCCTTGATTGGCGGTTTAGTTGTCGCTTACAATAAATTTGACAAATTCAGAGCCATCATGCAGGTTGTATGGGAAGTTATCAAGGAAATGGCAACTCAAATTGGCGGCCTTCTAAAGGATATATTTACCCTTAACTTTAAAGGTTTAAAGGAAGGACTATCCAACTTCAAAATGCCTGATATGGCCGAAATTCAACAGCGAATAAAGTTAAAAACCGAAACATCAGGAGACTTTACAGGCGTTAATAAAGATGGCACGCCGGTTAAACCAGGTGTAAGTCCAATCGCTGTTGCCGATGCCAAATCAATCGGTAGCGGAAGCCAAACAAAGAGCGTTACAATCAATATCGACAGTTTTGTAAAAGGGTTTAGTCCAACATCTCAGAGCATTAACGGAATGAATAAAGATGAGTTAGAAAGATGGATGACTGAAATGTTTATGCGTGTTGTAAGATCGGCAGAAACGGCCATGTAATATAATATAGTATGAGTGAAGTATTAGGATTAAGGGATTTCATGCGCAGGATGCAAGCGGTTTCAAAGGCTTATGATCGTTTGCCAAACGAGATCGCAGCCATTGCCGTGAAGTTTAGTAAGGATCGGTTCCGGGATCAGGCATGGTTAGATACGACACGTCATCCCTGGAAACAAAGAGCAAGTAGTCGACCAGGTAAGAGGCGTAGTCAGACATTGCTGGTTGATAAAGGAAGATTGAAGAGGAGCATCAGGAAGATTTCTGCCAGTCCAACACGTGTGGTTATTGGTACCGATGTCCCTTACGCGCAAGTTCACAATGATGGTTTCAAAGGAGCTGTCAGACAACGCGTAAAAAGTCACACCAGGGCATTGACTAAATTTGGCATAACAAGCCGGAGACAACTGAAGCGAAGTACCAGGATTGAATTTGGCAGGGTCAAGCGAGGCGAAACGACGGTAAAAGCATACACACGCACGATTCACCAGAATATTCCGGCACGGCCATTTATCGGGCAGAGTGAAGCATTAGAGAGACAATTGATAATACATATTCAAACCAGCTTTGAGGAAGCATTTAATAGATAACCATGTTACAACCACTACTTGAATTATATCTCCGGTTCGAAGCCAATAGTTTAAAGTTTACAGATGCAGGATTGAGCGCAGTGTCATTCCTTGATGTCTATCGTTCGCAGCCACTTGAACCAGAGTTGTACGAATACTTTCCGGTACCTGCAATATTCATTGACTATTCCATGCAAGGACAGGGCATTAAAAATCCACGGCTGATCACGATGACGCTGCATATCGTTACAGATGATATGCCCGACGCATCCAACATATCTGAGCAAAAGAGCGAAGGGTTAAAGCGATTTCTGTACCTTTTACTTATTCAGCAGATACTGGAAGGGTGCAAACTCGGTAAGACTACAGCCCTGAAGTTCATGTCTGAGAACATTGTTGATGTTCCGGTTGTCAATTACCACACGCAGACCTACGAATTCGAAGCCTATCCGGTGGATATAATCGGGGATATTGATGTAATTATGGGCGAATTTGAGCGGTTAAACATCTACGGAAGTCTGTGCAAAAACCTTTAATTATGGCAATTCAATCTAAGCACTTTTGTTATCATTGTTTTGGTAGGTAAAGTGCTTGGATTGATGATAACACTCCGCTATCAAATAGCAGTTCAATACACGCACTTTTGTTATCATTCGTTTTCCCTCCTATCGGTATCCGCTAAACTCCAATATTCATAGGGGTTTAGCGTTTTTTTTCGCCAGCGTTTTACCAGCATTTGCCCATCAGAAAAAAAATTCCCCGGTGTACAAATAACGCTCTATCAAGGTTTTACTTAGTTATTAGTTTGTGCTTCTTTTGAACTGCCCTTCAAT